TTTATCCAACACCTGATTCAACAAACGCATCTAAAGATATGCATTTCTTTTTTATAAAAAGAATACAAGATGTAGGTGATTATACAAATGCAACAGACGTTCCATTTAGATTTGTGCCTTGTATGGTTTCAGGACTTGCATATTATTTATCACAAAAATATCAACCACAACTTATGCAAGCTACAAAATTAGCTTATGAAGATGAACTAGCAAGAGCATTAGCAGAAGATGGTTCAGCTTCTAGCACATACATAACACCAAAAGCTTATTACCCAGGAGTATAATGGCAAAGTACGCAACAGGAAAATACGCAAAAGCAATATCTGATAGATCAGGTATGGAGTTTCCATTTAAAGAAATGGTTAGAGAATGGAATGGATCTTTTGTGCACGTATCAGAATTTGAACCTAAGCAACCACAATTAGAACCAAAACCTATGAACGGTGATTCTATTTCTTTACGTAATGTTAGACCAGATAGAACAGAAAATGATGTTCCATATTCTATACCAGAAAACGGATTTGAAACTTATTCTTCTGGTTCAAGAATTATTAATGTAACTGCACCTGGTCATGGTTTAACAAATGGAACAACATACAGATTTAGAGGAGCACCTTTAGCTATAACTGTAGCAGGTGGAACATTTCAATTTGCAAACCCTGCAGATTTTGATGGCATAACAGGTGCTAATGTTGCTAAAGCGGCTGGTTATGCAATTACAACAGGATTGTATGTAAATGATGCTAGAAATACTAGTGATTATTCTGTAGCAAATTTTTTTCATTTTACAGTTGATACAGATACTGCTACAATTGGTGGTGTTAAAGGAGGAGGAGTTGGCTGTTCAGTTGGACCAGTCACACTAAGCTCATGATAAATAAAATTAAAATTTTTTGGTACAGGTTGTTAAAAAAACAATATTGTTGGAATCATAATAGTTTTACAAAAAGTTGTTTAAACTGTTTGGAGATTGTTAGATAATGGCTGGATTAAGTGCATCAGGATTAAAAACACAAATAAGAAGTTATACTGAAACAGACTCTAATGTTTTAACAGATGCTGTTTTAGAAAATATAATTTTAAATGCACAATACAGAATATTTAGAGATGTACCTATTGATGCAGATAGAAAACAACAAACAATTAATTTAGTTCCAGGTCAAGAATCTATAAATGCACCAGCAGGAGCTGTTTTTATTAGAGCTATTCAAGTATATGATTCTAGTTCAGTAATAACTGGTGCAAATACTTTTTTAGAAAAAAAAGATATGAGTTATTTACAAGAATATCAAGACATAACAGGGACAGCAGCAGCTCAAGGAAAACCAAAATATTACGCTATGTTTGGTGGTGCTACAGGGGAATCTGATACTACATCTGGTCGTATATTTTTATCTCCTACGCCAAATACAAATTATTTAGTTAGAATACATTTTAACAAAGCACCTGATCTTTTGGAAAATAACGATACTAATTATATTAGCCTTAATTTTCCAAATGGTCTATTATATTGCTGTCTATCGGAGGCATATGGCTTTTTAAAAGGTCCGATAGATATGTTGACATTATACGAGAATAAATATAAACAAGAAGTACAGAAGTTTGCTAACGAGCAAGTTGGTAGAAGACGAAGAGATGACTACACAGATGGCGCTGTTCGTATTCCAGTTAACTCAGCAAACCCGTAGGAGAATAAATTATGGCAATAACATCAGCAATATGTTCAAGCTTTAAACAAGAGCTTTTACAAGGTAAACACAGTTTTGAATCTTCAGGTGGACACACTTTTAAGATTGCTCTTTTTACAAGTTCTGCATCATTAGGTGCAGCTACAACTGACTACTCAACATCAAACGAAATATCAAATACATCAGGATCTGCTTACACAGCAGGTGGTGCAGCTCTTACAAATTCAGGTGTATCTTTATCTTCGACAACTGCATTTACAGATTTTTCAGATGTAACTTATTCTTCTGCATCTTTTACTGCAAATGGTGCAATGATATATAACACAACAACAAACGGTGGTTCTTCAACTACAGATGCTGTTGCTATTATTGCTTTTGGTGGTGATAAAACAGCTAGTAATGGAACTTTTAAAATAGAATTTCCAACAGCAGACGCAAGTAACGCGATAATCAGATTAGCATAGGAGGTCAACCATGTCGGTGACTTCAGGATGGGGCCGGTTTAGCTGGGGTCAAGCTAACTGGAACGCAGATACAACTTTAAAAACTGGTTGGGGCGCACAAGCTTGGAGCGATGGCGAATGGGGAGAACTCAAAGATGCTATTGCACTTCCAACAGGTTTATCTATTACATCTAGTATTGGTTCAGTAGATGTACCAGATCAAATAATAACTCCATCAAGTTTTGAAATTACAGCTTCACAAGGTGAGGCTTTTGTTCCTGTTGTAATAGAGGGAATATCAGCAACATTCTCGATTGGCACAGTATCTGTTGTAGATATGCAGGTAGGATTAACTGGTCAGTCTTCAACGACTTCTGTAGGGTCTGTAACGGTTAATGATATGACCGTTGGTCTATCAGGCCAATCTTTTACCGCAAGTCAAGGAACAGCAAAAGCACCAAACGAGACAGCAATACTTTCTGGTGTATCAATTACATCGGCACAAGGAACTGCACAGGGTATCTCTTCACAAGAAGCACAGTTAACAGGAGTATCTTTTAGCGCTAGTGTGGGTAGTCTAACAATACCTAATGATGTCGTATTTTTATCAGGTGTATCGGCTGAATTTAATTTAGGTTCAATTGTAGGTCTAGGTGGAGCTGTAGCTCAACCAACAAGTCAATCTGCTACAGCGTCTGTTGGATCTTTAACAATAGAAGAGGGTCTAGGATTAACAGGTCAATCATTTAGCGCTAGTGTTGGATCAATTTCTTTAGCAGATATGCAAGTTGGATTAACAGGTCAATCTGCTACATTTAATATAGGAACAGTTAATATATTTGCTTATGGAAATGTTGACCCTGGACAAAATAACAGTTATAGTGACGTGTCAACAGGAACTAATAATAGTTATTCTGATGTTGCAACTGGATCAAATAACAGTTATACAGATGTAGCAGCATAGGAGAATTTTTTATGGCATCAACATACACCCCTTTGGGTATTGAACTTCAAGCAACTGGTGAAAACGCCGGTACATGGGGAAATAAAACAAACGTAAATTTACAAGTTATTGAACAAATATCTGGTGGTTTTACAGAACAAGCTTTAACTAGTGGTGGAACTGTTGCTTTAACAAGCGCCGATGGAGGAACAGGAGATGTTCTTGCACACAGAATGATAGAGTTTACAGGTTCATTATCTGGTAATGCAATTGTTACAATACCTCTTGATGTACAAAATTTTTATTTTTTAAGAAATTCTAGTTCTGGTGCATACACAGTTCAATTTAAATATGCTTCAGGATCAGGAGCAAGTGTTACTTTTTCAGCAACTGACAAAGGAGATAAAATTGTTTTTGCAAGTGCAAGTGATGGCACTAATCCGATTATAAAAGAAATAGCTACAGGTATTACAAGTGTTCTAGCTGATACATCACCTCAACTAGGTGGTAACTTAGACACAAATTCACATAATATAGATATAGATGATGCACATGGTATTAGAGATGAAAATGGTAATGAACAGATAATATTTCAAACAACAAGTTCAGCAGTCAATCAATTTGATATAACTAATGCTGCAACTGGTAACCCGCCTAAAATATCAGCAACAGGTGGTGATTCAAATATTGATTTAGATTTAGAAGCAAAAGGAACAGGTCATTTAACTGTTAGAGGTAATACTAATGCTGGTGCTATTCAATTAAATTGTGAATCTAATTCACATGGACAACAAATAAAATCACAACCTCATTCAGCTGCTGTAACTAACTCTATGTTATTACCGGCTGGAGCAGACTCAACTTTAGTGTCTTTAGTTTCAACAGATACTTTAACAAACAAAACTTTAACAGCTCCAAAGATTGCAGATGCTGGTTTTATTGCAGATGCAAATGGAGCGGAACAAATTATATTTCAAACAACAGCCTCAGCAGTTAATGAATTAGAAGTGACTAACGCTGCAACAGGAAACAACCCAGCTATTGCTGCATCAGGTGGTGATACAAATGTTGGTTTAGAATTTACAGCAAAAGGAGCTGGATATATTAAATTTAACGATTTAGCTTATATTCCACAACAAGCACTAACATCATCATCAAATGCTGTAGCTTGGGATGTGCAAGCAAAACCAAACGCATTTCATCTAACAACAGAAAATACTACATTTGCTGCACCAACTAATTCAGTTGAAGGTTCATTCATTTGTTTAGAAATTAATTACAATGGTTCACACACTATTGCTTTTAATACGATTTTTGAATTTGCCGCGTCGACAGCTCCAACGTTTACGTCAGCAGATGGTAAAGCAGATATTCTTGTATTTAGATACAATGGCGCTGTATGGCAAGAAGTAGGTAGAACATTAAATTTAAGTGAAAGTTAAAATATGTACGCATTAGTAGAAGATAACAATATAACAAAATTAATTACAAATCCTAAATCTTTAGTGATTGGTGATGTAAGATACCCAGCTAAAATATTTTCTGTATGGTCAGCTTCTGAATTAAATGCCATAGGTATTTATGAAGTAGTAACTGATTCATCTAATTTTAAAGACGAAGCATATTACATAAATACTAATGAAGAATATAATTTTGCAGATGGTCAAGCAACAAGATCATGGGGAACTGCTACACCTAAAAGATTGAATGATGAAAATGCAGTAGATGAAAATGGTGATCCTGTATTAGATGATAATGGGGTACAGCTAATTAATTATGGTTTAAAAACTGACAAGAAAAAAATTGTAAAATCACAAGCATCAGGATTACTAGCACCTACTGACTGGCATGTAGTAAAAGCAACAGAAGTGGCAGATTATAATGTCCCTGAAAACATAACTACATTTAGAACAGACGTAAGAGCAAAATCAAACGAAATGGAAACTCAAATAGATGCTTGTACTAATGTTGAAGAATTAAAAACTTTATATACAAGAGACCAAAATGGTATAAGACCTCTAGCAGAATTTCCTGAAGAGGTTGTTTAATGTCACTACTTATACCTGGAACTAATTCCATAAAAGATACAGGATATGATGTAGCTAACTCTGTTAGACTCAATAGAGGAGATAGTCCATATTTTCAAAGAACACCATCAAGTGCATCAAATAGAAGAACTTGGACTTGGAGTGGTTGGATTAAAAGAAGTGGTTTAGGAAACATACAAACTTTATTTGATGGTTCAGATGGTGGTTATCCTGAAATTTTTTATTTTGCTGCAGATGATACTTTTATTTATCAACATGATATATCAGGGTCAGATTATAAATTAATAAGTTCACAAGTTTTTAAAGATACTTCTGCATGGATGCACATAGTAGTTGCTAAAGACACTACACAAAGCACAGAAACCAACAGACTAAAAGTTTATGTAAATGGTTCACAAATCACAATGAATGAAAGTGCTTTAGGTTATCCACCAGAAAATTATGAAGGTGCTATAAATATTAATGATATTCATATAATTGGAAATTGGAAAACAAACTCTTATTACATTGATGGTTACTTAGCTGAGGTGGCTTTCGTGGATGGCACACAACTAGATGCAACATCATTTGGACAATTTAATTCCGACAGTCCAACAATATGGCAACCTAAAGATATATCTGGTTTAACCTTTGGAACAAATGGATTTCATTTAGACTTTGAAGATAGTTCAGCTTTAGGTAATGATGTATCAGGTAATAATAACGATTACACTCCAAATAATCTAGCAGCAATAGACCAATGCACAGATACCTGCACAAATAATTTTGCTACTTTTACAGCAGAAAATCACACTTACTCTAATTTTACTGTAACGGAAGGTAATTTAAAAACTCATGCATCTTCTGGACAATTAGGTTTACATGGTACTTCAATTATGCCTACAAATTCTGGTAAGTGGTATTTTGAAGTAAAAATAAATACTGCAGCACCCGGTGATGGCTCAAGAGTTGGAATAATGAATTACCAAACACAATTAAACAACAGTAGTTATTCAGGTACTATAAATACGCCTCAACAAGTCTTAGCAGGATGTACAACAAGTTGCAAAAGTGCAAAACATTTTGAGGGTGATGCACAAGGAGTAATGGTTGAATATACTTCATCAGGTGATTTTGCTGATGGAAATATAGTTCAATTTGCTATGGATTTAGATAATAAAGCTATTTATATTGGAAGAGATGGAACATTTTTAACTCGAACTGGGTCAAGTGGTGGCGATCCCACAAGTGGATCTAGTAAAACGGGTGCAATAACAACAAACACAAATATTATGGATGGCTCCCCAATGACTGCCTACACAGGGCTGTCTAAACCAACCGGAAGCGCTGATTCTGAAATGCTTTTTAATTTTGGTAACCCACCATTTTCAATAACATCAGGAAATACTGATGCTAATGGATTTGGAAATTTTGAACATGCTCCACCAGCAGGATATTTATCTTGGTGTAGCAAGAACCTAGCGGAGAGTGGATAATGGCCTATACAACTGTTGATAACCCAGAACTTTTTTTTCAAGCTAAATCATGGACTGGAACTGGTAATGAAATAGCTATTACTTTTGATGGTTCTGAAAATATGCAACCTGATTGGGTTTGGTTAAAAAGAACAAACGCATCTGCTATTCATGTTGCACACGATAGTGTTAGAGGTGCAACAAAAAGACTTATACCTAATGCCACTGATGCAGAAACAACACAAGCACAATATGTAAAGTCATTTGATAGTAATGGTATAACTTTTGGCACTGACACAGATGTTAATACTAATGGTGCTCCTGCAATTTTATGGGGTTGGAAAGCATCTGGTTCAACTGCATCAAATTCAAATGGAAGCATAACCTCTACTGTTTCTGCAAATACTACTGCTGGATTTAGTATTGTAACTTGGACAGCTGGTTCAGGAGTTGGAAGTATTGGACATGGATTAGGTGTTGCACCATCAATAATAATTGTAAAAGGTAGATCAGCTGCAATTGGTTGGGTCACAGGTTTTAAATCTAATGGTTGGAATAATTATCTAACATTAAGTGGCACTAATGGAAATAATGACGATCAAAGAATGTTTTCACCATCTGGTCAAAGTGATCCTACTTCAACAGTTTGGTATCAAGATCATGCTGCTTTAGGAAGTTCTGGAGATACTATGGTAGGGTATGTTTTCTCAAATGTAAAAGGCTACTCAAAATTTGGAACCTACAAAGGAAATGGAAGTTCTGATGGCCCTGCAATTTTTTTAGGATTTAAACCTGCTGTTCTGTTGTATAAAAATACTTCACAATCAGATGAATGGTTTATACATGACAATAAAAGACAAGGTTTTAATGATGATAATGAATACTTATTTCCTTCTAGCACTCAAGCAGAAGGTACAGCAAATAGAATAAGATTTACTTCTAATGGATTTAAAGCATTAGATTCTGACAAAGGTGTAAATGCTTCTGGTGATGTATACGTTTATATGGCTTTCGCAGAATCTCCACAGGTAAATTCTAATGGCGTTCCAAATAATGCAAGGTAATTATGTTACAAAAAATAGGATTTCAACCAGGTATAAATAAACAACTTACACCAACTGGAGCAGAAGGCCAGTGGATTGATTGTGATAATGTTCGTTTTAGATATGGCACACCTGAAAAAATAGGTGGTTGGAAACAATTAGGTGAAAGTAATTTAACTGGAGCTGGACGTGGCTTACATCACTTTGTAAATAGTCTTGGTAGAAAATATGCAATCATAGGAACAAACAGAATTTTATATGCATACTCAGGTGGTGTGTTTTATGATATACATCCTATAAAATCTACAACAACACTTACAAGTGCATTCAGCACGACTAACGGATCACCAACTGTTACAATAACTTTTGGTAGTTCTCATAACATATCTGCAGGTGATATAATATTATTAGATAATTTTAGTACAATAACTAATTCTAATTTTTCATCCACAGATTTTGATAACAAAAAATTTATGGTGACAACCGTGCCCTCTAGCACGACACTTACTGTGACAATGCCATCTAACGAATCAGGATCTGGTGCAACGACATCAGGTGGTGTTAGAGTTCAACATTACTATCCTGTAGGTCCAGCGGTGCAAGCAAAAGGTTTTGGTTGGTCTCTTGGAACTTGGGGTGGTGAAGAGGTAGGGGCTTTTACTACAACCTTGTCTGGTGCAATTAATTCATCAGTTACAACAGGTATAACACTAGCGGACCCATCACAGTTTCCAAGTTCAGGAACAAACTTTATTTTAATAGGCACAGAAGAAATATCATACACAGGTATAAGCGCATCTAATGAATTAACTGGTGTGACAAGAGGAGTTAGAAACACAACAGCTGCATCTCATGGTGCTGGAGACACGGTGACTAACACAGCAAATTATGTAGCATGGGGTGAAGCTGCATCAGGAGACTTAGTTCTTGAACCAGGTATGTGGTCTTTAGATAATTTTGGTGATAAAGCTATTTGTTTAATTCATGACAGTGCTGTATTTGAATGGAATTCTGCTGCAACAAATGCAACAGATAGTAGAGCAACAATTATATCTGGTGCACCGACTGCATCAAGACACATGTTAGTTTCTACACCAGATAGACACTTAGTATTTTTTGGAACAGAGACAACTATTGGAACACCTTCAACACAAGACGATATGTTTATTAGATTCTCGGACCAAGAAGATATAAATACATACGTGCCTACAGCAACTAATACAGCTGGTACACAGAGACTGGCTGACGGATCACAAGTTATGGGAGCAATCAGAGGTAGAGATGCAATTTATGTTTGGACCGATACTGCATTGTTCACTCAACGTTTTGTTGGTCAACCATTTACATTTGCCTTTGCACAAGTTGGAACCAACTGCGGACTTGCAGGACAAAACGCATGTGTTGAAGTTGATGGTGCTGCTTACTGGATGTCAGAGAATGGTTTCTTTAGATACGCTGGTAAATTAGAATCACTACCTTGTTTGGTAGAGGATCATGTTTATGATAATATAAATTTAGAATCTGGTAACCAAATGATATCTGCAGGGTTAAATAATTTGTTTGGTGAGGTTATGTGGTTTTATCCAACAACAGGATCATCAGTAGTCAATAGACAAGTTACATATAATTATTTTGATTCATCACCACAAAGACCTGTTTGGACTGTAGGTACATTAGCTAGAACTATGTGGGAGGATTCTGCAATATTTGGTTCACCACACGCACTAGAATATGATGCAGCTACAGACACATCTTTTGATGTTGTGGGTAATACAGAAGGTAGAACAACATATTATCAACACGAAACAGGAACTGATCAAGTTAAGGGTGGAACTGTTACAGCAATAACAGCAAATATATCTTCAGGAGATTTTGATATAACACAAGCAAGATCATCTCAAGGACAGCAAACAGGTGTTGCAACTTTTAGAGGGGACGGAGAGTTTATTATGAAGATAAGAAGATTTATACCTGACTTTATATCACAAACAGGTAATACACAGGTTACATTACAATTAAGAAATTTTCCAAATGATAGTCAGGCAAGCTCTGCATTAGGTCCTTTTACAGTTTCATCATCTACACAAAAAGTAGATACACGTGCAAGAGCAAGAGCTATTGCATTAAAAGTAGAAAATACATCATCTGCTCAAAGTTGGAAATTAGGAACTTTTAGATTAGATATACAACCGGACGGAAGAAGATAATGGCAAAAATAGTACAGATATTAACAAGACCAAGTAAAGATTATGATTTACCAACAGCAGAAGCACAAGTTAGAGATCTTGATGCTATTGTAGAAAAATTAAATACAACATTTCAAGAAGAATTAAAACAGGAGGTAGAAGCATTTAACTTCTTTATTAATTAATGGCTAATAGTTTTATAAATAAAAAAGTAGATCTAACAACAACAGACTTAACTACACTATACACAGTGCCTAGTTTTAAAACAGCTGTTGTAAAATCATTGTTAGTATCTGAAGATGCCGGATCAGGGACTACAATAACTGTAACATTAGTTAATGCAAGTGGTGCTATATTTAATTTATTTAAAACTAAAGCTATTGCATCTAATGCTACCACAGAACTTTTAACTCAACCTCTTGTAATGGAAGAGAGTGAGATACTTAAAGTACAAGCTGCCGACGCGAACGAGCTGCACGTCATAGCCTCAATATTAGAAATACAGCCAAGAGAGGTAACAACATAATGCAAGTATTAAAACCAACAAAAGTAGAAACAACGTACAGACACAAGCAAACAGGAGAGCTTTTTAAGGACAGAGAAGACTGGGAAGCTAAAGGTTATAAACAAGAGGACATGGCTCAAGACGTAAATGTAGTGATGCCTAGCCTTGATTTATTTGGAAAAACAAAATAGAATAGACAAATGGCCATAACAAACGCACAACAATTCAAACAACTTGTAAACCCACCAATGGATGGTAAACGACCAGGTTATCGTGGTGAGGCTGCAGCTGCTTCTGATACAGCAGGAGATAGAGATGCAGGAAGATCTGATACTGGATCAGCTTCGGGAAGAGGAGATGGACCGGATTCAAGTGGACCTACTAGAAATCCAATGGCACAATTTGATTTTAAACCACCAACACCATTATACGATGAGTTCGGTCCACCAAGCACAACAAATTTTAATTTTATGGATCAAGCTCGTAAAACAGTTAATCCATTCGGATTTTTAACAGATTTGCCTGGAGGCATTGGTTTTGTGTCTAGAGCTTTAACTCCAAACCCTTTTGGTTTTTCATCTACGGGACCAACAAATACTGGTGGAGGAAAAGATGGAAGTAATACACCATATTGGGCACAATTAGGTTTTAATAGTGAACAAGAATATTTAAATTCATTAACAGCTCAAGGATCAAGCGACACGGACCAAGAATCAAAAGAAAAAGAACCTTTTGAATTTTATAGAAGATTTAGAGCTGATGGTGGTATCATGAATACTGATGTTGTAGGTGGTGAAATGGATTTTGAATCTGCAAGACAGATGTATGGTCTAGGTAAATTTGTTAAAAAAATTACAAGATCAGTTAAGAAGATTGCAAAGTCACCAATAGGTAAAGCTGCATTAATAGGTGCAATTGGTTTTGGAATACCTGGAACTAGTTTAGGTGGTATATTTGGTAGAGCTAGCTTCGGTGGAGCTGCACCAGGTATGTTTGGATTTGGTGGTATTGGAAACGCATTAGCTGCAGGTAAGGCTAAGTTTCTTACAAAAGCACCAATAGATAGATTAGCTTTTAATGCCGCTAGAACAGCAGGATCACCTTCAAGTAGTTTATTAGATATGGTAGGTGGTAAAGTAGGATTAGGTATATTAGGAGCGTCAACGTTAGCAGGAGCATTAACACCACAACAAGAAGAAGAGGCACAAATGATTTCAGACAATACAGGAATAGATATAGCAGAAATTAGAGCTAACCCTAACAAATATTTAGCAAGAAGATTTCAAGCAGAAGGTGGAATAATGAGAACAAATTATGCAAACGGTTCAGAAGATGCAAAAGAAGAGGAAGCACCAGATTTATCAAATGATCCTAACTACAAAGGTTGGGTTAAGGTATATGAAGCAAGTCCTGAAGCAGCAGAAATGAATGAAAACCATTCTAAATATTTACAATTTTATAACAGAAAAGCAGAAGGTGGATCTATAGAAGGTGAAGGTATTATGAAAATGGCTTCAGCACCAACTTTAGAAGATTCAATAAATGAAATGAAAGAAATGCTTGCACGT